TATCCCCGGTTGCGCCCTTACACCCACGTCCAGTTGGTCCTGTATAACTAGTGCCTGCCGGGCCTGTATTTCCGACAGGTCCTATACTAGCCGGCCCTGCTGGCCCCACCGGTCCTTGTTCCCCTCGCACTCTTATATCACAACATCTTTGTGCACCTAAATATTGACTATAATTTCCATAATATTTTGACATTTTTATATAATATATTACTTTATAATAAATTATAAAATTTTACAAAATTCAAAATTCAAAATTCAAACTTTTGATATACAAAAACTATGATGAAGACTATGTTGAAGGCAATTGTGCGAGACAGAGACGTATTGATCCAAGACTTGCGACATCATACTTGACAACAAGAGGTAAATCGTTTTCTAAATACACTTCAATTTGCTGGCACAAATTAGTACACTTAATAAAATAACCTAAATTTTTTAGAGAAAACTCTCCTTGAATAATCTTGGATGAGTCTTGCTTCAAAATAAATCCCATAGAACCATCTGATTCCGCACGATGTATTTCTGCCGATGCAAATTGTCCCGAACATTTAAATATAAGCTCACTTCCTACCGATTTAATCTCTAATTTATCTGAAATACACGATAAATCACGAATTATTTTTTGGAAATCCGCAGATGGTAAATTGATAATGGATGAAAATTTTACGTCCGGATATTGCAACTCTTCAGGCTCAGGTTCAATCAATCGCAACTTTTGTGTCTTACATTGCTTAATTTCTCCATTTTCAAATTTTAATGCTAAATGTGAAACAATACCCTCCACATAATCAGAACCTTCAATATAAAGGGTTAAAGTATCATCATTATCAATGGAATTAATTAATTTGAATAAATGAAACATATTTACACCAATAATAATTTTATCCTTTTTACATTCATAGAATTCAAAGTTTTGCGCCGCTAAATAAAGATGTGCTAAAATGGTGTGAGACTTATCCATATTAATAATACGAATACCATCAGGTTCAAAGGTGATGTTTGTTTCTAAAAGAATATCTTTTAATGCGGTCATCAAAGTTCTAAATGGCGCAATTTGAACAGTCTTAATCGTTAACACATTACCATCTGTTTTAGGTAATACTTGATTTTTATTTGAGAATGAGGACATTATACTATTTTTAATTTATAATCTTTAAATACTTATGAAATTAAAATATTAAACGCATATATAACTTCTAAAAGTCAATGCCTATTATATTTTTTTTATATTTATCGACGAACGGGTTCGTAATGCCCACCCGACCATTCCAAATGTATTGTTTTTTCGATTTCATTATGCAATGGAAGAAATTCAATATTTTTGTGTCTTCCTCGGCGAACATCTTTTACTATTATTTTTGATTTCCAAATATTGCAAGCGCATTGAATTTCAATTGCCCCTCCCCACGTAGATGTCTTTCGCATATGTTCGATGTAATTTGGATTTTCTAAATTCAAAATAAATAACGTATCTAAACCATCTATAATAGGATTATTTTGTTTCAAATAATCACAAATTTTTTGCCTAATATCATAACTTTTTTCATTGAAAAAATAACTTAGACTGTTGAATAAACAGCTCATTATATATAAATAATCTACTTTTATTTACACCAAATATTACACATCTAATTACATCTAATTACATCTAATTACATATAATTACATTTTTACCTTTGGCACTCGTCGTGTACCGTGCCCATATTTTCTTCTAGCTCTTTTTGCTAAGGTTAGAGCTTTTGATTTTGGTCTACATCCTTCTGCTAAAATATTATAATCCACGGCCGCCGCTTTGCCTGCAGTAATCGAACTTGCTAAACGAGCTATACCCCAGGATTGAGATGTTTGATTGGGTCTTGACCCCGATGAATAATAAGCCCCTTCACCTTTATTTATAATTTTTGCGAGAGCCTCTTTTGAACATCCGGTTGCCTTTGCTAATTCATTTGTAGGCCCAATGGTGTCAACATTGTACATTTTAGTAGCCTTCAATATGTGCGGCGATTTTTTGGATGTGAATGACACTACACGTTTTCTAGTATAATATTTACCTTTTTTATAAAGGCGTCTAGATTTCAGTAACATTTTGGATTGTTTTTTTCTGTCTTTTTTTGTTAAACGGGTTGGTAAATATCTTATATTGATAAATGGTGCTTTCATTTCTATTATAAGTGAATATTTTATAAGTGAATATTTTATACTGGAATATTATATTTTGTAAAACTTATTTAAAAACAATATGATAAAAGACATAGAATGACAGACGCCATTACTGAAGAAGTAATAAAAGAACCAGTTGAAGTAAAATGTGCTGAAACCATTAAATCATTAATAGAAAAATATAAAGACAACGAATATATGACACAACGTATATATAATCACATTGTAAATTATTTGCCGAATACACTTGATAATGAGGATAAAAATCACGAAAAACGTATAATAAGAAACAACTTTTTAACAAACGAACAACAAATTTTTATACAAGTTTTTTTGAGCAAAAACAAATACTTTTATTTACAAAACAACAATTTCTTTTATGAATATGATGGTGAAAAATATTTGATTGTTAAAGAAGATGATGTAATTCACAAATTGCTTTCTACCATTTCAAATGACCGCGTTCTTTTACAATGGAAGCACAAAACAAAACTAAACATTATTAAACAAATAAAAGAACGAAGTCTCTTTAGTTCTATACCCGAGACAGATACAATTCAAAATGTGCTAAATGTACTATATCCAGCAATTTTCTCTTCTAAAAATGCGGCAAAGTATTTCCTTACCATTATTGGTGATAATATTCTTAAGAAAAATTCGCATATTATTTTTTTGGTTAGCCCAAAAATGAAACAAATCTTGAATGAATTAGACAATGTGGCATTGTCTTCAATAGGTAACAATAATACCGCCAACAATTTTATGACTAAATATCACGAAAATCATTCTTATGAAAATTGCAGACTAATTAAAATAAACGAGAATTTTTCAAATGAAGTATGGAGAGAATTGTTGAAAAAGATTGGGCTTGATTTGCTGTGTGTTGCCGCTCATTATTCTAAACGTTATGAAAGCGCGGACCATTTTATAGAGAATAAGTCTGACGAAGAATTAAAAGCATATACTTATTATCTAAAACATAGTTGTCCAAATAATATAGTGGTTGAATTTTGCAACAAATATATAATAGATTCTAATAGTGAATGTAAAATGGAATGGAAAAATTTGCATTTTGTTTGGAAGCAATTTCTCTCGAATTGTAACTTACCTAATGTAATTTATTCCAATTCGTTAAAAAATATCCTCAAAGAAAAGTACACATATGTGGATGAAACGGATAGTTTTATGGGTATAACCAGTAAATATTTACCAGTTCATAGCGATTTTATTAAATTTTGGGAAAACACTATAACTATTCAAAATATTGCCTCTGATAGCAATATAGATGGCAATAATATAAACAATCACGTATTTGCCAATGATATTATATTTGACAACGAATTTGAAATTGATGAACTGTGTTCACTTTTTAAATATTGGTCAAAACAAAATATTGAACAATTAATGACGAATGGGCATATTACGGAAGAGAATATATTAAAAATATTGAAACATTTCTTTCCTGTTGCAGAAATTATTGAAGACAAATTTGTGCTGAATATTAATTGCTCTATGTGGAATAAAATGAGCGATATTAATGCGTCTTTTGAATATATTAAAGAGCAAATCAATAGTGACCATAAATTAGCACTCATTTCATTTGATGACGCTTACAATTATTATTACAAGTTTTGTAATTTAAATTCGTTTACATTTATTGTCAGTAAGCGTTATTTTGAAAAGTATTTGTATTTTAAATTGTCTGACCATATTGTATACGAAAAATTCATTGAAACAGAGTGGGCAAAAATATAGTAGTAAAAATTATAATGTAAATTATTACAATAAACATTATGATTAAATGGATTAAATTTTTATATAATTATGCAGCGTTTCCGGCAACAAATTGAAGGTCTACACCGGATGTTCCTACTCCTTTACCGTCGTATGCTAATGGTGATAAAGGACCTCCATAAGCCATACCGCCTCTCATTTTTCTTGAGCGTCCACGACTACTGGAACGTCCGCGACTACTGGAACGTCCACGACTACTGGTGCGACTACGTTGTGCAACTGCAGTTGGCGGTGGACCTGCAGACATTTCTTCAAATGGTGGAAATTGACCTTGCATTTCGACTACTTCTCCATTTAGTAATTCGTCTCCGTTTGCACCTCCCTTTTTATGTCCGTGATGCTTCTTAAATACCTTAAATGTTCCCTTCTTTGGTTTGAAGCCTAATTTAAATAGACGTTTAATAGCGGTTTTACCTCTACTATGTTGTTTTCTTGAAACAATACGTCCGTGTTTATTCATCATCAAATGAGATTTGGTAAGACCTCCTGCTGTTTTTTTAGCAGTACCGTGCCATACTTGGGCGCGGCTTCCTGTAGTTTGTGAGAATGTCATTATAAGATAAAATGAGAAAATAATTTTACTAAATGACATTTCAAAACGCATTTCTCTAAAATTTATTTACAGGTGGGCTCCCGCTACCTCCAGGCATCCCTTCCATTCTACCTAAATAATTTACATTTAATGGCGCGCCTAAATAAAAATTACCGTATTGCGTTTTCCCACCTTTGGAATAATTAATAATTTGCGAAATTCTTACACTATTTGAAACCCTTGTAGATGGTGTGTCAGAACCCACTACAAATTTATTGTATTTATCCGGTATGCACTGATCACAAGTCAATTGCTCCGCATTAGGGAACAGCGCATTGTATGCTGCTATATAATTTATCATTCTTGAACTATTTGCTTTCTTTCCTGGTGTAAATTGTCTTTGTGAATACATTATATTATATTTTTATTTTATTCTAGAAATTTTCTCGTAATTTTATTTCACTTCTAATCTTATCATTATGTATATGAAGACAATACTTATAACTGGCGGTGCTGGTTTTATTGGTTCCAATCTGTGTGAACGTCTACTAATTGAGGGTCATCACATTATTTGTGTTGATAATTTATACACCGGTTCAATAGAAAATATTAAACATTTATTTGGAAATCCAAAATTTAAATTTATGAACCACGATATTATAAATCCTTTACACATACCATTCAAAATAGACCAAATATATAATTTAGCGTGTCCCGCATCGCCGCCTAAATATCAACAGGACCCGGTTTATACATTAAAAGTAAACTTTCAGGGTGTACTACATTTATTAGAGTTGGCCAAAACACATAACGCAACTATTCTACAATCTTCCACCTCCGAAGTATACGGCGAACCTGAGATATCCCCTCAAGCCGAAACTTATAGAGGTAATGTAAATATGGTAGGTATTCGTAGTTGCTATGACGAAGGTAAAAGAGTAGCGGAAACTTTAATGATGGATTACCATAAACAATACAATGTCGACACTCGTATTGTACGCATATTTAACACATATGGGCCTAAAATGGATAAATATGACGGACGGGTCGTTTCAAATTTTATCAATCAAGCCATAAATAATACAGACATTACATTGTACGGAAATGGTGACCAAAGTCGCAGCTTTTGTTACATAGAAGACCTTATCAATGGATTGATTAAATTAATGAATTCATCCTATAATTATCCGATGAATATTGGTAACCCTTATGAAATAACAGTTACAGAATTAGCTAATATTATTATTAAATTAACGAATTCTAAATCTTCAGTTGTTTATAAACCATTACCAAGCGATGATCCGACAAATAGAAGACCCGATATAACCAAGGCCCGAGATATACTACAATGGGAACCAACGTATGACTTAGAAAATGGACTTATGAAAACCATAGAATATTTTGCAAGCATAAAAGAGTAAAGGTATTATACTTTCCGGAAAGAAAAATGACAGTAAAAGAATACAGTTATTTTATTTTATTTTTATTTTTATTTTTATTTTTACTATTTGTATCAAATAATTTTTTATATGAAACATTTCCAAAATATACTTTTATCATATTTTTCAAATCATCCGGCAAATCAACACGAGACAAATGTTTTACATTTTCCACATATTCTTGTATTTGTTTCAATAGGTTACACGGTAACTCTCTACGAACAATTATAATATCATTTTCAATATTTTCTACTAACCAATTAGGAGTATAATTTTGTAAATGAGAATTACCGTTTGCATATGTCAAATGAAAACTACACTCATGATTTGCATAACCGCCTCTTCCTAAATAGTCTAATAAATAACACCGACCGCCTCTTAGGTATATAAATTTTGTTCTTAATGGATAATCAAACGACATTTCTATTATGGTATTGTTCCTAGTTTTTAATTGTATTTTTAATTCAATTTTAATTTTTAGACCTTTGCACAATTTCAAATGTGTATAGTGAGATACAATACTTACAATACCTACACTTTTCTATAAAAATTAAAATTGAATTAAAAATACAATTAAAAACAAAGAACAATACTATAATATAATGGCATCTACAGACGCTAATCTTGCAAACAAATATCAAAAGAAAACTGATATCGAGCATATTTTATCCAATCCGGATACATATATTGGTTCTGTAGAAGAAGTCGACACTGACTTATGGTTACTCAACCAAGCCGGTGATAAAATCATTGAAAAAAATATTAAATATATTCCTGGCCTGTTTAAGCTATTTGATGAAGGTATTGTAAATTGTCGAGACCATGTCATTCGTATGCAACAAGCTATTTCCAACGGACAACAAAATTCTATTCCAGTATCCAATATTGAAATCACTATTGCTGACGACGGGACAATTACAATGTTGAATGACGGAAATGGGATTGATGTCGCTGAACATCCTGAACACAAAATGTGGATTCCGGAAATGATATTCGGACATCTTAGAACATCTACCAATTATGATAAAACCGAAAAGAAAATTGTGGGTGGCAAAAACGGTTTTGGTTTTAAACTAGTTCTTATTTGGTCTACTGGCGGTTCTGTAGAAACTGTCGACCATATTCGAGGCTTAAAATATAAACAAGAATTTAAAAACAATCTAGAGGAAATTTGTAAACCATCCATTACTAAATGTAAAACAAAACCATATACAAAAATCACATTCAAACCGGACTACAAACGTCTAGGTATCAATGGGCTAACTCCTGATATGATTGCTCTACTTAAAAAAAGGACCTACGATATTGCAGCAGTCACGGATAAAACAATCAAGGTTAAATACAACGGAGACATCATTCCTGTTAAAAATTTTGAACAATATATTAATATGTATATTGGTGATAAAAGCGAAACCCCGCGTGTATATGAAGAAAATGGTCAACGATGGGAATACGCTGCCGCATTAACACCAACCAATGAATTTTCTCAGGTATCATTTGTGAATGGTATTCATACTGCCAAAGGCGGGAAACACGTTGAATACATTCTTAACCAAATCACCCGAAAACTGTGCGAATTTATTGAAAAAAGGAAAAAGGTAAAGGTCAACCCAAATACTATTAAAGAACAATTGATATTGTTTATTCGCTGTGATATTGAAAACCCGGCGTTTGATAGTCAAACGAAAGACTATATGAATACCCCTTCTTCTAAGTTCGGTTCAAAATGTGAGGTAAGTGATAAATTTATTGAAAAAATCGCCAAAATGGGCGTGATGGATGCGGCTTTACAATTGACCGAAGTAAAGGAAAACAAGGCCGCAAAAAAAACTGACGGGGTTAAGAGTAAAACTGTGCGAGGTATACCTAAATTAACTGATGCGAATTGGGCTGGAACAGAAAAATCAAAGGAATGTATTATCATCTTTTGCGAAGGTGATTCAGCCAAAGCAGGTATTATTTCCGGTTTATCGTCAGAAGACCGCAATATTATCGGTGTTTACCCTATGAAAGGTAAAATATTAAATGTTCGCGGTGAAACGGTAAAAAAGATTTCCGAAAACAAGGAAATTGCAGAAATTAAGAAAATCTTGGGATTAGAGACGGGAAAAAAATACAATACTATTGAAGATGTATATAAAAACCTGCGTTATGGTAAAGTATTATTTATGACAGACCAAGATTTAGATGGCAGCCATATCAAGGGTCTAGGTATTAATTTATTCCAATCCGAATGGCCTACACTTGCGAATATTCCAGGTTTTATTGGTTTTATGAATACTCCTATATTGAAGGCAAAAAAAGGTGATGTAGAGTTAAATTTCTATAACGACGGCGAATACAATCAATGGAAAGAGGAAAATGACGGTAAGGGTTGGAAAATCAAATATTACAAGGGTTTGGGAACGAGTACTGGTAAAGAATTTCGCGAATATTTTGAGAAAAAGAAAATGGTGGGTTTCCAACATTCCGAAAAGAGCGACGACTCGATTGATATGGTATTTAATAAAAAACGCGCGGATGATAGAAAAGACTGGTTAAAGGTCTATGATAGAGAGGCTTATTTAGATACCGCAAAAACAAGTGTTACATATGAAGAATTCATAGATAGAGAATTAATTCATTTCTCAAAATACGATTGTGACAGAAGCATTCCTAACTTGATGGACGGTCTTAAAATATCTTTGCGAAAAATATTGTTTTCCGCATTCAAGAAAAATTTGACTAGCGAAATTAAGGTAGCCCAGTTTAGTGGTTATGTTTCCGAGCATTCAGGGTATCATCACGGTGAAGCTAGTTTAAATGCCGCAATTGTAGGAATGGCGCAAAACTTTGTTGGGTCAAACAACATAAACTTGTTTATGCCAAATGGACAATTTGGTACTCGATTACAAGGCGGTAAAGATAGCGCTTCAGAAAGATATATATTTACACAATTGAATAAAATAACGCGATGTATTTACCCAGCAGTAGACGACGATGTGTTGGAATATTTAAATGATGATGGATTAATAGTCGAACCTATTTATTATGCGCCTATTATTCCAATGGTCCTGGTCAATGGGTCAAAAGGTATTGGAACCGGATTTAGTACTGATATTATGTGTTACAATCCGTTACAAATTATTGAATATCTACAAAATAAGTTGTTACATATTGAAGACGACGTTGCATTTAGTCCTTATTACGAAGGCTTCAAGGGTCAAATAACCAAAATAAGTGACGACAAATTCTTAATCAAAGGATTGTATGAAAAACTGGGTGTCGATAAAATTAAAGTCACTGAGTTACCCGTTGGTTATTGGACCGAGGATTTCAAAGAATTATTAGAGAGTTTAATAGAACCTGGTGTTGACAAAGAAGGAAAAAAAATGGTCGCTATAGTTAAAGATTACGATGATATGAGCAAAGACACAAACGTTGATTTTACCATTACATTTATGAAGGGTAAATTAGAAGAATTAGAGAGTTCGAAAGGTGATTACGGTTGCAACGGTCTTGAGAAATTACTGAAGCTATATACTACAAATACAACTACGAATATGCATTTGTTTGATGCAAATGATACACTTCACAAATATGAACGAGTATCGGAAATTATTGATGATTATTATGAAGTACGATTGAAATTATATGAAACGCGGAAAAAATATATGATTGATTCCTTGGAAAAAGAGTTGGTGTTGTTGTCGAATAAAGCAAAATATATTCAGGAAAATTTGAACGGAACAATCGATTTACGAAAAAAGAAAAAGGACCAAGTCATTGCAATGTTGACAGAAAAAGGATACGCTAAACTGGATAACGACGAAGAATATAAATATTTAATTAAAATGCCTATGGATTCGGTTACGGAGGAAAATGTAGACAAGTTATTAAAGGATAAAGGGAATAAAGAAACTGAATTGGAATTAATTAAAAATACAACGATTCATAAAATGTGGAAGAGTGAACTTGACAGTCTTAAAGAAGAATACATTGAATATAAAGATGTGAGAACACGGCTAATGAATGGAGAAGATAATGGCAAAACAAATAAAAAGAAGGTCGTATCGAAGGGACCGGTCGCTAAAAAGACCAAGAAATCGACTGCTACTACTGTATTAATAATTGATGATGAATAGAACCGTGAAGAAGAATAAATACAAAATATAAAACAAGAAAAAAATATAAAAGATCTTATACATTTTTTATATTTGGTGGAACGGGGTTATCTAATCCTTCAAATTATTCTTTAATATTTCATTGATTTGTGCTTCATTGAAACTATTCTCGAACCCTATAAATTTGAATAAATTTTTTAAATTATTCATATGAAACATTTTTTCAAACGTATTTAAATAACAAAAGTCCTTATTATTTTTATAAAAATTCATCAATTCATCGTTTGTTTTATTTAAAAAATGTGTTGATTTTGTTTTATCTTTTTTAAACCATCCGCTTTTACTTTGCTCCTCAACATTCTCTCTAATTTGTATTATAACTTTTGTTTGGGGAAACAATTCTTTAAAGTCCTTTATATATTCTATATTTCCAGCATCATATCTTATTTCTTTAAATCCCCATACAGTTGTTTCAGGTTTGTCCTTAAACATATTTATAATTGCTATTTTTATCAATTGTACCATTTGCTGATAATTATAAGAATTATACCAGGCCGGTTTTATATTTTGTTGTATAATTTCTTTATAAGATGCCGGACGAAAACGTCCTGGAATATTTGTAGAACTAGATTTTTTTATTCGTCTATAAAATTCTAACAAACTATTGATAGCCCCACAATTCTCTCCGCAAATATTACTATTGGGTATAACATTTATTATTCTTTGCATTGTCGTAGACCCCGAACGACCGGTAGCACATATTAATACTATTTTATCATTCATACTTAATAATAGTGTTTATTATTAATTATTTAGAGCAACGCGTTGTTTTAGAACCAAGTCTTGAATTCCAGCTGTCTATCGTTATCATTCGCCATTACTGGGTGAGAAATAGGAACTACTAATGTGCTAACATCACTTACGTATTTCATATACCCTTGTGCCTCACTGTACACTTGTTGAATACAATAATCCAAAACAATTTTGTTCAATTGACTAATTTGCTGTTTATAATTTCCGGGTTGATTGGCGGATTGTTGCAAAAATACACTTCTCATTACTATTTTTAGAGAATCGCAATCTTGAGGGCCAATTACATATTGGCCATTTGACCTATTATACACACCAGCACGAATACCATTTTGCAGCATTTGAATATTTTGTTGAGAGAAAAATGCTTGCGACAAAGGGGTTTCATCCCATAGCCCTTCAGTCGGGTTCCTAAATGTTACACATTGGTTAGCAGGTATTTTATCATACATTTGAAATAATTTGGAAGTATTGGGAGTTTTTATATCTACACGTCCGTTGTTCACTTTATTCATTTATATTACCCATATAGAAAAAATTATATTTATTTAATTTATATGGAAACCTTTCAAAAAATAGTTCTTTTTGCCGCTATTATAATATTAATTATTGCTTTAGTATTTATAGGAGTTTCGTTATCATACTCCAAGGACCAAAACTGGCCACCTATGGTTCCTGAATGTCCTGATTATTGGTTTGTAGATGGCTCCGGTAATAATACTACGTGTATAAATGTAAAAGATTTAGGAACTTGTCCAGCCTCGGGAAACGACAAACATTTAGTTATGAATTTTAATACCTCTGAATATACTGGTTCAGAAGGAGCTTGTAATAAATATACTTGGGCCAATAAATGTGGTGTCAGCTGGGATGGTGTCAATTATGGGGTCGATAATCCTTGCCAAACAGCGCCTCCTCCCGATAATTAAAGTGTAAACTTTGCAGTGCATTGTAAACTTTGAATACAACGTATAAATATAAAAAAATTATACCACTATATTTTATATTTGTAAAATGTCACTAATAGAAAAAATCAATAAATTACCACTTGAAATAGTTGATATAATAAAGGAATACGTTCCTCATATTGTTCTTGTTTTCACAAATAGAGAGAATTATCATAAATTCCATTCAGTTATTAAGCCATATATAAAACATTACGAAAATTACATCAGAGATATGATACGGCGGGATAATGCCCTCGTCTTCAGTATGATATTAAGAGAGAACTATCAAAAATGGTTTGAAATTAAACACTATAGATATAAAAATATGATATTTAAAAATTATTTGTATTTTACTATACAATTTTGCATAGAAAATGACTCGAACCATTGCCGAAAT